AAACAGCATAATTCAATCTTAAATAATTTTACAGAACAAACAGGACTAAGGAAAGATTATACAAGATTAATTATTTCAACAACTAAAGCTAATAAAAATGATATAATACAAGCAAATTATATTAGAAAAACGTCGTATACATCTAGTAAAAATATAGATACACAAATAAAATCAGCATTCAAGAAATTACCAGATAATATAAAACAATTAGGAGAAAGTGTTGATTATAAAGTTATATCAAAAGGAAATAGTTATTATTCGGTAGATAATAATACAATATATTTATTAAAAGGCTCTAATAAATATGAAATTTTACATGAAATAGGACATATCATTGAAGTGAAAAAAGATATTTATAATGACGCAAGATTTAAAGAAGTATTATTAAATGGAATTGAAAATATAGATTTATTTGATGATAAAACTATAGGCCCAATAAGTGGATATGATGGTGATAAATATGAGTTTTTAAAAATTGGAGATAAATTTGTTAGTGATTATCAAAGAAGATTATACAATGAAGATATGTATAAAAATCCTAGAATAGATTATTCGACTTATAACTTTAACCATAATGTAATGAGAGATTATTTTTCAGAAGGGTTTAGATGTTATTTTGAAGATAATAAACTATTAAAAAGAAAAGATAAAAAATTATATGATTATATAGAGGTAATATTAAATGAATGAAAATGATATAAAAAATATATTAGAATCAAAAAGCGTTATGGAATTTATCCAAAAAATACATAAGTTTTATCCTAGTGGTTTTAACAAAGAAAAAATTGATATAAGATTAAAAGAAAAATTAATACAATTAGAAGAAAAATTTAATAAATATAATAATGCAAATATAATAGACGAACCGAAAAGAAATAGTTAATTAAGACACTGTAAAAGTGTCTTTTTTATATGCGAGAGATTAGCAACAGCTAACCTCTTATTTTTATGTCTTTTTACTTTGCAGCAGACATTAAAGAACAACAAAGGTAAGCAGTCAACTCTAATGACTTAAAACGGAGGTAATTATTATGGAAGAAAACAAAGAAACTGTAGAAGATGTAAAAGTTGAAGAAACAGGAAATGCAGTTACTCAAACTGAACAAAAAAACGAGGAAACAGTTAAGACATTTACTCAAGATGAAGTAAACACAATGCTAAAAAAAGAAAAGCAAAAAGCTGAAAAGAAATATGAAGGTATTGATGTTACTAAATACAAAGAATGGGTAGAAAGTCAAAAAACAGCAGAACAAAAACAAGCTGAAAAGGAAGCTGAATATGCACAAAAAGATACAACAATATTAGAATTGCAAAAAGAAAATGCAGTATTAAAAGCAGGAGTAAAAGAAGCAGATGATATTGATTATATCTTGTACAAGGTAGGCAAAATGGAAGGCGAGTTTGAAGAGAATTTAGCTAAGTTCTTGAAAGATAACCCTAAATTTTTAGGACAAGGACTTGAAGAGCATAAAGCAACTGGTGCACCAGTAAAAACTTTAAGCTCAACAGAAAGTGGTGTAAAGGCAATTTTAAAAGCTAAACATCAAAATTTATTTGAAGAATAGAAAGGAATGATTTATTATGGCAAATGCATTAGGAACAGGAACACATAAAAGAAAAGAAACTTATGCTGATGAAGTATTAGCAATTGCGAGAGCAGAAATGAATATTTATGAGGATTTCTCAACAGATTATGAGAAAGATGAAGTAACAGGACAAATAAATGTCCCAACAAGAAATGGAGAAGTTAAAGTATCAGATTATGATATATTAAATGGTATTGAATTAACACAATCTGCTACAGACTACTTACCATTACCAATCGATAAAGATTATGGTGTAAATGAATTAATAGATGGATATGAAGCAGAAGCAGTTCCAGATAATTTAGTTGCACAAAGAATTGAAAGTGCTGGATATTCAATAGGTATGAAAAAAGAAAATATGGCCATTGAAGCATTAAAAGAAGGTGGAACAGTAAGCGCAGATACAACACCTTGTACAAAAGCAGACGTATATGAAAAAATAGCTGCTGAAGTATCTAATATGAAAAAGAGAGGAATGAAAGTTAATAATATGAGAGTAGCAATATCTGCTGATACTGAACTATCATTATTAACTGATGAAAAATTCTCTAACACAGCTGGAACATTAGGTGCTGAATTAGTAAGAGAAGGTGTAATAGGAAAAGTTGCAGGTGTAGCAACAAAACCAAACTATTTAATGGGAGAAGATGTAGAATTTATAATCTATGACAAGAGATTCTGCCAAAAATATGAAGTATGGAAAAAAGAGCCAACTGTTGAAGATATTAAAGACGGTAAACATATTGGAAGTTCTGCATTACAAGGTAGACAAGTTGGTGGCTTAATGGTAACAAACGCATTAGGTGTACAAATTAAGAAAAATGCCTAAGGAGGTAGGGTATGCTTAAATACATAACAGAAAAAGAATATAATGAGTTGTTAGGTGCAACAAGCATACCTAACGATTTTAATAATTTAGTAATAAAAGCAAGTAACTATATTAATCATAAAACTTTTGGAAGAATTGATAAAAACAATATTCCAGAGCAAGTACAATATGTTACTTGCTTAATTATTAATTTAATTGATGAAGAAGAAACAAAATTAAGTGAAATTGGAAATTTGAAATCACAAAATATAGAAGGTTGGTCAGAAAGCTATTCTACACCAGAAGAAATAAAAAAAGAGTATTCTAAGAAGATGCAAACAACTTTATCTACTTATTTATGGAATGTAATCGGAACAGATGGAAATCCACTTTTGTATTGTGGGGTGTGTTAATATGAGTTTTTTTATACACAAAATAACAGTATATCATTTTAATGATGATGAAACTGTTACGAGGTTGCCTTTTGAGACTGTTTATTTTAGACATAATAAAAAGTCTAATCTAATAGATAAACGGATTTGAAAAAGGAAGTACTGGCTCAATAACAATACCTTCTACTGAACAATTAAATATTTCTACTGATGATTATGTGGTTGAAGGAATTATAGAAGATGACTTTGATTACAATAAATTTGTAAATAAATATCAATTATTTAAAGTAGTAAGTGTAGATGATAATAGAAAAGGTGGACTTCAACATTACAAAATAGGAGTAAGTGAATAATGCAAATGAATATTAAAGTAAAAATGAATAATTCTAACAAAATAGTCAAAGACCATCGGTTTAGATGAAAATGGGAGAGTTACAAAGTTTTTACGAGATGATGTTTATCGTTTATATGAGCCATATGTTCCTAGAGATAATGGTAATTTATATAGACAAGTATTATATCCTAATAATCATTCTATTAAGCACGTTGTACCTTATGCACATTACATGTATAAAGGTAAAGTAGCTGTGGGTGCAAGTAAACCAAAAGGAGTAAAAAGAAGTATTTCTAATAAACCTTTGAAATATCAAGGTGCGCCAAAGCGAGGTGCTGAGTGGGAAAAAAGAATGATGAACGATAGAGGAAAAGAAGTTTGCAAAGATGTTGAAAATTATATTAAACGAGGAGGCTAAAATGGAAAAATCAAAAATGCAGTTAATTAAAGAATGGATAGAAAAGTGTGATTTGTTGAATAAAGGAAAAATAAATGTAGATTACTTAAAAGATAAGCCACAAAGCTATTCAATAGACAGAACGCCAGTACAACCAAAAGTAAGTAATTTTGTTGATGGTCGAGGTGGAAAAAGACAAATAGCATTTGATTTTAGCGTTACAGCTCCATTGTCTAGCCAAGCTATTGTTAATTTAGCTAATAGTAAGTTTTGTGAAGATTTTATGAAATGGGTAAGTGAACAAAATAGATTAAAGAACTTTCCTGAAATAGATGGTGCTTTTTCTATTAAGTGCACAAGCCCAGGATATATCTTGCAAAAAACTGAAACAACAGCAATCTATATTATTCAGATGAATTTCACATATTATGAGTTTCTATAGGGAACATTTAATTTTTATAAAGGAGGAATAAAAATGTCTTTAAAAATATATAACAGAGCAGATATTGTAAATTTCATGAAAATTGATGAAGAATATAAAAGAATGCAAGGATTTACTGAAGGTGGAAAATCTTTAAATTCAACAACATATGATAGAAGATACATAGATGAAAAGACAGAAAGAAGTACAGTTACAGGATATTCAACAGAAATAGCTTATAGTTTTGATAGAATATTCGATAATGCAATTCATGAAAAAATAGCTAATATTCACGACAATGAATTAGTAGGCGAAGTAGTTGAAATATTGACTGTAAATACAGCAACTAAAGAAGCAAGATTAAGAAGTTATAGTGTTATTCCAGATACAGACGGAGATTCAACAGATGCTTATACTTATAGCGGAACTTTCCATGCAGATGGAGATATAAGACAAGGCACAGCAACAGTAAGCACAGATGGATTAACAGCTACATTTGTTGAAGAAGGAGCGGAAGTATAATCTTCTGCTCTTTTGTTTTAGGAGGAATATATGAAAATAAGAAACATAGAAGTAGATTTTGATTTTTTAGATGCTGATGATGTAGAAAAATTTGAAAATGAAGCAAAGAAAGTAAAAGAAGAATGTGATTTAAAAGGCAAACAAGAAATGAGTTATGCTCAAGTAATAAGAGAAGAATGTAATATAATAGAGAAATTTTTTGATAATGTATTTGGCCAAGGAATTTCAGAAAAGTTATTTAAAGGAAAGAAAAATTTAAATGATCACGTAAAAGCATTTGAAGATATTATAAATCAAAAAAATGAACAACAAAGAGGATTACAAAATACATTAGATAGATATCAACCAAACAGAGAACAAAGAAGATATAATCAGTTTAGGGGAAATAGAAGATAATGAATAAAAATATTTTACTAGATAGACTTCCTCAATATACACAAAATGGATTGAAACTACGAACTGATTTTAGAGAAAGTATAAAATTTGAATTACTAATGCAAGATAATAAAATAGATGAACAAACGAAAATTATACAAGCATTAAAACTATATTATTATGATATATCAAAGATAACAGATATAAAACAAGCAATAAATGATATACTATGGTTTTATGCCTGTGGAAAACAAGAAATAAATGTCGACAATAATAAAGAACAGAACACAGAAGGAAATAAGCAAATTTATAGCTATGAATTTGATGATGAGTACATATACAGTGCTTTTATGGAACAATATAAGATAGATTTAAATAATATAAAATACTTGCATTGGTGGAAGTTTAAAGCTTTAATGAATAGTTTAAGTGAAAATACGCAGTTCGTTAAAATAATGGGATATAGAGCTATTGATTTATCTAAAATTAAGGATAAAGATATACGATTAAATTATAAAAAATTAAAAAAACAATACTCGTTACCAGATATGAGAAGTACAGAACAAAAAGAAGCAGATTTCGGAAAAGCGTTTTGGTAAAAATTATTTTGAGTGACAAATTTCGACAACATTTTTCTTTCTATTGTGATAAAATTTTACAAAAGGAGGGGATGTTATGAATTGTCCTAAATGTGGAAGTGATAAAGTAAATGTACAAATGGTATCAGAAAGTAAATTAAAAACAAAGCATCATAGTTTATTATATTGGTTATTTATTGGTTGGTGGTGGAAACCATTATTATGGTTATTCCTAACTGTACCAATGTTATTAGGTACTTTGTTTGGCCATAAAAAGCAAAAAATAGTAACAAAACATAAGAGTATAGCAGTTTGTCAAAATTGCGGAAATAATTGGAATGTATAGGAGAAACAATATGGACAAATGGTATGTATGTCCTTATTGTAAGAAAAAAATAGCAAAATATAAAAAAGGCGCTAATTCAAAAGGCGTCTTTTTATTATGTAAAAATTGTAAAAAAGAAATAGAAATTAAAATAAACAATAAGGAATAAAGTCTTTAAATTGAGCCAGTGAGCCTGACTAGAAAGGAGAATAGTTATGGCTGATGGTTCAATAGTAATAGATACAAAACTTAATAATAATGGTTTTAAAAATAGTTTAAATAAATTAAGTAATATAGCGAGCTCAGCATTTAAAGGGATGGCCGTGGCAGCAGGAACGGTTACAGCTGCCTTTGCGGGAATAGTAACTGCAAGTGTTAATGCAAGAGGAGAAATAGAACAACAAATTGGTGGCGTAGAAACATTATTTAAAGATAATGCAAATAAAGTAATTAAAAATGCAGAAAATGCTTATAAAACAGCTGGAATGAGTGCGTCAGAATATATGCAAACAGTAACAAGCTTTTCTGCGAGTTTGTTGCAAAGTTTAGGTGGAGATACTGCAAAAGCTGCAGATGTAGCAGATATGGCATTGACTGATATGTCTGATAATGCTAATAAGTTTGGAACTTCTATGGAAGCTATTCAAAATGCATATCAAGGTTTTGCTAAACAAA